ACCCAAGGTGAAACCTGGACTCCCAAAGGAAAGGGCTTCATGAATAAAGCATGGGACGCATCTGTTCCTCCTCCCGAGCTATGGCGAGAAGTATATCGAGTCATGAAGCCTGGAGCCTACGGTGCTGTATTCGCAGGAACTCGTACACAAGACTTAATGAGCATATCACTAAGACTTGCAGGGTTCGAGATAAGGGATACGATCATGTGGGTCTATGGAAGTGGATTTCCTAAGTCCCATAATGTTGCTCTTGGTATTGACAAGTTGAAGGGTCACCCTAACAGGGGCGAAGCAATACCCACCGCCTCTCGATACCAAGCTAGTGATACTGAGGAAAAGAATAAACTCACTTCTAATCCTGTAGAAGCATACGAGGCTAAGAGCACTGAGTCTATGGATTGGCAAGGTTGGGGTACTGCCCTCAAGCCCGCTTATGAACCAATTATTCTCATCCGTAAGCCCCCAAAGGGCACTGTTGCTCAGAACGTTCTCGCTCATGGTGTAGGTGGAATAAATATTGACGCGACTCGTATAAAAGGAAAGCCTTGGAAATGGGGTACTCAAACGGATATTAAAGGAGGAGGTTTTGGTTCAAATAGACCCTCTGACGGAAATATTCTCAGAAAGAATGTTGAAGGGGGTTTTAATGGTAGATGGCCTGCCAATATCATGCTTGACGAAGTATCTGCGGAGATGCTCGATGCGCAGAGTGGGGGAGCGTCGCGTTTCTTCTATACATCGAAAGCGAGTAAAAAAGAACGTGAGGCAGGGCTGATGCATAGGGAAGCAGAGACGCGGGAACGTAAAAACACGCATCCTACAGTCAAACCATTAGACCTTATGAGGTATCTCGTCAGACTGATCACACCCCCGAATGGTGTAATTCTAGATCCGTTTGCGGGGTCGGGGTCTACATTGTGCGGAGCGGTACAGCAGGGGTTTGATTACATTGGGATTGAGCGCGATGCGGAATATGTCGAGATTGCGCGGGCGCGGGTTGAGCATTGGAAACGCGAGAAAGAGTCGAGGTTAATATGAGAGACGCACGAGAGGAGACGAAAAAATGATCATACACGGCGACAGCCTAGAGATATTGAGAACGCTAGATGCAGAGAGTATCGACGCACTCGTAACAGACCCCCCGTATGGGTTAAGCGCAACGAAGCCACAGCAGATCACGGAGTGTTTGCAGGCGTGGAGCAAGGGGGAGAGATGGACTCCCAAAGGAAAGGGCTTCATGAATAAATCGTGGGATGCGTTTGTCCCCCCACCCGAGTTATGGCGTGAAGTGTTTCGTGTGATGAAGCACGGGGCACACGGTCTCGTTTTTGCGGGAACGAGGACACAAGATTTGATGAGTGTTTCGCTGAGGCTCGCGGGGTTTGAGGTGAGAGATACGCTGATGTGGATTTACGGAAGTGGATTTCCTAAGTCCCATAATGTTGCTCTTGGTATTGATAAATTAATGGGGCATTCGAACAGAGGAAAAGCGATCCCTACAGCATCTCGCTATCAAGCAAGTGACGTTGAAGAGAAGAATAAGCTAACTTCAAATAAGGTCGCGGCTTATGCTTCAAGAAGTGAAGAGAGTCAAGGGTGGGAAGGTTGGGGTACTGCCCTCAAGCCCGCTTATGAACCAATTATTCTCATCCGTAAGCCCCCAAAGGGAACTGTCGCTCAGAACGTTCTCGCTCATGGTGTAGGTGGAATAAATATTGACGCGACTCGTATCCCCCTACAAGAGGGAGAGAATACAGGTGTAACTCCTCAGACAAACAAGGTCGCCGAAGCACAAAGAGGATTCCGTAACAAGTCTGCCAAGATCGGGTCGATGAATGAGGATTGGAAGAAAGGTCGCTGGCCTGCCAATATCATGCTTGACGAAGTATCTGCGGAGATGCTCGATCAACAAAGTGGCGTTCAAAAGAGCGGAGGACCGAGCCGTTTCTTCTACACGACTAAGGCAAACAAGAAAGAGCGCGAAGCAGGATTAGTGATGTTGCGTGAAAATGGCATGAAGAAAGCTAACCCCTATGCAGGTACAAGTGGCCCACAGCCAAGGGCAAACACACACCCCACAGTCAAGCCAATCGACCTTATGCGATATCTATGTAAACTAGTAACTCCTCTGGGTGGTACAATTTTAGACCCTTTTTCAGGATCTGGAACCACACTGTGTGCCGCTGTCCAAGAAGGATTTAACAGTATAGGTATAGAACGTGAAGAAGAGTATTGTGAAATTGCAGAAGCAAGAGTCAGATACTGGAAACTAGATAAGGAATCTAAACTCCTATAAGTTGCATATCCTTTGTCGAGTAATGTAATATCCACAATACTACATACTCCGACAAAGGACTCACAAATGGCACTTTCAAATTGCGTCTCCCCTGAGAGTAAAACATCTCTCGAAGCTGTTGTTCAGGGCAATCCAAAACTCGCTATACTCATTTCCAGAATCACTTGCTGTATCAAAGCTATGTACACAGAAACGCAAGGACTTTACCCTGGGGACTTGAGTTTTTGGGAGTTTTCAAGAGAAGAACTACCTAAAGAATACTTCGATACTGTCATAGCATCACTCGACGCAAGCCCTACACTCTACCGAGCTAGTATTGAAAATGACTACATTTCAAATGAACGAGATTACTTCACAAAATACCCTCTCACACTTCTCTACATAAATAATGCACTCGCAGAAAATATTGAGAATACGAAAGCAATAAACATTTCAATCTTCGAAGCTGTAAAAGACTTTGTAGATGTCTGGCCATTCTCAGAAGGTGGATGGCTAGAGAGAACTTCGGACAGAATATTTAGGGATAACCACTTCCTTATAGATGGAGTTGATGCACTACCCGATGAGAAAGACTTTGTAGATGCAAAACTCGAGAACTCACTCCTCACAAAAGCAATCTCTTTCTTAAACTCACTCGCACTTAAACTTCAAGATAATGGCTTGGGCAGTGACGAGGAGTCTAAAAAAGCACTTCTTCGAAGCAACTTTGCGCTTCTCGCCAATGGCATGCGGGATACTTTGACGACAGAACTCTCTAATGAAATAGCTGGAGAAACTGCAGTCCTTGAAACCCCCGATGGCGAAACTGTTGAAATTGACCGTGAAGGCAAAATTGTTGAAAGCACCAAGTCTTCAGGTGTTTCGACACCTAAAGATAAAAAATCACCGTCTCCTAAAAAGTCAGTAGACTATAAAAAGGCTGCAATCTGGACAACGGTGGTTATCGGAGGAGCTTCACTTCTATACTTTGGCTACAAAAGTATTAACCAAGATAAATAAAAATATTCTTGACTTTATACTCCGCTGTTACTAAACTCCATACTGGTAATACAGCAAGGCCCTGGGCGCTACAGTGTGCAAATTGAGTGCCCAGGGCCGCGATGTAACACTTGTACAATATAGAAAATAACATCTCTATATAAAAATAGAGAGATGATTACTTCTACCTACAGGACCTGAATAGAATGAATACAACCTACAAAACCGTAGAATATATCTGGATCGACGGTACAAAGCCTACGTCGAAACTCAGATCGAAAACAAAAGTTATCCCCTCACATACCAAAAACTTGCCTGATTGGTCATTTGACGGATCATCCACACAGCAAGCAAAAGGCTCATCTTCTGATAAGGTTCTTAAGCCTGTACGGACTGTGCCTGATCCGATACGTGGCGGAAATGCCCTTCTCGCACTTTGCGAAGTTTGGACTCCGCTTGATTCGACAGTTATCCCATGTGACTCAAACACTAGATTCAATCTTACTTTAGAAGTCGAACAAAAACCTGAACTCGACGCATGGATAGGATTCGAACAAGAGTACACACTATTTAAAGGCTCTAGACCTCTAGGGTTCCCTTCTGAACAGCGTTTCCCTGCCGCACAGGGTCCTTATTACTGCGGTGTAGGGGCTGATGAAGTATCAGGTCGCGAGATTGTAGAAGAACATTTACAATTATGTCTGAAGGCGGGACTGTCTATTCAAGGTATCAATGCTGAAGTAATGCCTGGACAATGGGAATTCCAGATCGGAGGACCTGATGTTGGACCTATACAAGCATCTGATGAACTCTGGCTTGCGAGATGGCTCCTCTACAGAATCGGAGAAAAGTATGGCGTTTCTGCAACACTAGATCCAAAACCTGTACCTGGTGATTGGAATGGAGCTGGAATGCACACAAACTTTTCTACTGCCTCTACAAGAGATGTAAATGGTATTGAGCATATTAAGATTATACTCGAGAATATGAGTACTGAGATCGAATATGCGCTTGATAACTATGGGCATGGGTACGAGATCAGGCTAACTGGAAACCATGAAACCTGCAAATACGACGAGTTCAAGGTTGGAGTGTCTGACCGTACCGCGTCAGTCCGAATTCCTTTAACAACGCAACAAGAGGCACGAGGGTACTTCGAAGATCGCAGACCAAATGCAAATGCAGACCCCTATAGAGTAGCAAAGGTTCTAGTAGCTCTAGCAAACTACGATTGAAGATTATACCCAATCTGCACTTAACAAGCGCTGCTTCAAACCCGTAGACTGTTCGATATAGTTCGCACTTTGACGCGCAGAAGCTAAAGCTACTGAAAACTCACTATACGTAGGAACTGTTACTTTAACGACTTTACGCTTCTGACCATGACGATGGCTACGCCCCAAAAGCTGCTCCCAACGAGCACCATCACTCAAAGGATGCGCGATAAAGTGATTACCCCATGCCTGTAGATTCTTACCCTGAGAGTGAGCCCGAATACTGATCACCGCAACATGCGGCTCAGTTACCTGAGTCAGTGCGGCATCTGCCTCTTTTCCTGTACCATACATAGGCCAACCCGTAATCTGAGTTAAAGCATGCGCAAGAGCTGTATGCTCATACCATATGAGAGGCGGCTCTTTCTGAGTATTCACCCAATTAATAATCGCTGCGAGAAAATACTGCGAAAACCACTTCACCCCTACAGGCGGTAAAGGACGATCCTTTACTTTTGCCCAGTCAATGTAAGCCATCACAAGACCTCTCGGAAGTTTTATGCTGAGTTCTTTACGTAAAAACTGCTGGATTGCACGCTCTAATAAAGCAGGCGTGTCTATACCCTCAGGCGCACGACTGCAAAATGTACGACAAGCCTTTGCCCATTCCGATCTCGCTTCAAGCCATTCCTCATCTGGGTCATTAGGCCAGTCCCAGTAATAATAGAAGCCGCAAATCATTTGACGACGGAGACGAACAAGAGCTAACGCACTGTCCAATTCTTCACCTTGTGGAGTTTGCCAAGTATCGTTTAGTGTCTGAATTTTAGTATTCACCTCTTTCGCCACTTTTGTTGTAAAGCTAGATATTTCGAGCTTACATGGAGGCGGAGCTTTATGGCTTATTACGACACCTTGTGTAGATAATAGATTCTCTTTAAATGCTTCCCGAGGATCCATGGTTTTAAATTTCAGCATCAGTGGAGAAATCATAGATAAGTCTTTGTTATCTGCACGTTTGCCTTTATCTAAGACAGAACCCCAAGAGTCCAAATAAGTCCACTTGATTGGTAAAGGCGTACCCTCTTTTAGCGCCCATAATGATAAGTGCCAAAAGTCTTTGACAGTTGTTGACGTAATTGAGCCACTTAACCCTACAAACATAGGCATCGGCTTCTTATTTCTAACACACCAAGAGAAATAGTTTTTCAATCGTCGTGTTCGCGTAGACTTTGGGTTCTTTAACTTATGTACCTCGTCAGCAACAATTAAGTCTGGCTGTAAACTTCTCAGTAAACCAGGACGTGTAGATATCTCCTCATAAGATCTCATCTCCATGTGTCGTGGCAGATGAAAATGTTTACCGTAATCTAGCCAATCGGATTGCGCCTGTAGCCGCATACTCGCAGGTAAGAGAAGTAAAGGACGATCTGCTTTTAAAACCCGAGGCATAAGAAATGAAGCTAAAGTTTTACCTTCACCTACACCTACAAGTCCTAATAAACCCTTCGCTACTGACGCCTGCCATAACATCTCGTTTTGAATCGGACGCAATGACATTGAGCCACTAGGCGTTTTCAAGTAAGGCGTAAAGTCAGGACAAACTCCAGATCGCCTAGGGACATCTAAAACACGCTGTATATCCTCAGGGATCGAGCGAGGTTTAGACATTAGCTCTGATAGTACCGACATAATACACCTCCGTATCTATTATAGTCTAAGCACGGAAGTACACAATGTCGATGTTCTTTAAGCCTCTACAACTAGATCAGCAAGTAAACGAAGCTCCATCACAACCTCTGGAATATGGAGGAAACTCTTAGACACAGTAATCACTTCTACATCGATAGGCCACCCAACATATCGAATCGTAGCTCCCAATGCCGCCCATCCTTTTCGGAAATCGACACTCGGAACAGAAGCTGCACCTGCTTGAGCACATACCTCTGACATCATCTCTGCATATACAGTTTCGAAACTTCTAATCCTAAGACTTGAGTTCATTGCCACCGCACCATTCCCAATGACAAGCACCTTCAGAGAGGCATTCTCCTTTCGCGGAGTCGGCTCATTTGCGTTTTCTGAATCTGCAGGTACGTCTGCAATCGTTGGACTCTCTGAATTTTTAGACTCTGAATCTGAAACGGACTCTTCAATCTCTAAACTCTCCTCCATAAAGTCTGCTGCAAAACCAATGCCCTCTTCGTACGCTGCATTAAGTTCCGCATCCAATTCTTGAGCGGTAGGCTCTGGTGTAATAGGAGACTCTTCTTCTACAAGACTCTCTTCTTTCACAGAGTTACTTTTACCCACAGTGAGCCAATCTGTTTGATTCTCAGCATCCAAAAGTTCAATGACCTCATCGAAACACTTCTGACCAAATCCTTTGATTGCCATCAAGTCTGAATGTGAAAAACCTTTGA